CCAAAAAAATCTCTTAATGGTGGAAAACTCTCATTAAGAACTAATAAGCACTTTGAAAGTGCGGCTTCTAATAAAATGAATGGACAATTTTCTGATAAAGTCGGAAAGACGAATAAGTTTGATAACTGGAATAAATCTCTTACAGCTTCGTGTGGTATTCCCATTTCATATTCCTTTCCCTCCAGAGAAGTAAAAATCATTTCTTCCCTTGTCAAACCTCTTTCTATTCCATAATAAATTAAATCTTCAATCTCCTTCTTTTCTTTTTTACCGTTAGCGTGAGCATTAGGACAAATAAACCTGACGGATTTTCCTTGTTTTTTTAATTCCCCCATTACTTTAATAACTTTATTAGTCTGTTTTCCACTAAATCTTGTGGAAGATACTGGATAAACGTCAACAATATCAGCATCCAATAATTTATATTTTCTGATTAAATTTACTACCAATGGATGTAATTTCCAGAAACTCCTCGGGTCAAGAGGATTATGAACCACTCTTACATCATCAATAACCCCATTATACATTTCAGCTAATCTTATAACGTCATAATGATTCATATAAATTAACTTTGAATTCGGCATTGTCTTGTATCTGCAATCGTGTGGATATTTTAATTCAGCAGGTCTTGGAGATGGAGCAGAATGAATCCAATGAAACCAACGACATTTAAGATTTTTTTGTGCTTCTCTCATACCGACATTGTAAATTAAAAACCACCCCTGAAATATCCAGTCGTGGGTAAAAACAACATCTATATCTTTTAGATGTTCTTCAAGAGATTCTTTTACTTCTTTTACTTGGTCTGCGAACCCAGGTTCAACTGGTTGATTTGAGGAGTAATCCACCAGTTGGAATCTAGGTACAACTTTCCTTATTTCAACGCCTTTTGGTATTTCTTTGTCGTCTGAAAAATTATCGTGAACAAATAATACTGGTTTATAGCCGTGTCTTAATAGGGAGTTTAACTGCTCCTCCACAACCGAAACTAAGCTATATGCTTTATCCCAGTTATAAAACGTACTGAGAATACCTATTTTTTTATCTGACATAACTATAAATTTATTTATTAAGCGGTTGTGGTTGTTGAACTTGTACTTGAACTTGTAGTAGAAGTAGTACTTGTACTTGTAGAAGTGCTTGTACTCGTAGAAGAAGTAGAACTAGTAGTAGAAGTAGTAGAGGAAGTAGTACTTGTTGTGCTTGAAGTAGTAGATGTAGAAGAAGTAGAAGTACTGGAAGTCCAACTTAATATTCCTTCGAAGTTTAAAAATTCTGGCATATGTTTATCCGCATTCCTCCGTTACTATTACTGTAGCTCCACCAGTTACACTTTGTGCGTACAATGTAACTTTGTCTGAGTAAGGAAATATCCTTTCTCCGCCTTGTCTAATAACTCTAACGTGAGCTGGATTCTTAACGAGTGAAGCACCAGCAGTACCGTTGTTATCAACAGTTATATAAATCCTATAAGGACTTCTGTTGAATACACCGATATACTTTCTACCTTTTGCGTTTGTGCTTCCGTATCGTAGTTCTGTCCAACTTGTTGTAGGAATTACTAGTTTCTTTTCCAAGACGCTTGTTACTGTATCATAATATGGCATTTTCTGAGCCTCCAATAAAAATTTCGATTGGGAACACCAGTTTCACTTGGGAGGACAAGTTATATGATGTTCCCGACCCAAACTTCAATTAAGAAATTTGGGGTTTCGACCTTTAAAATTAACCTTTATTTATGTCCGAATCTTTTATGAGCAGATAAGCCACGCTTATCTTTCGCTATAAACCCACAAACATCGCACTTAAGAGAAGCATCCTCTGGCTTCTTTTCCTCCTCTGGTTTATTTTCCTCGCCTTTTTTTTCATCTGTTGGATTTGGTGGTTGAGTAGTTGTAATACTTGTCGTATCTGTTGTTGTAATACTTGTTGTATCAGTCTCTGTAACACTCGGTGTATGAACAGTCTGTTCTGGTTTAACTTCTTCAAAATTATCAGCAACAATCTCTTTCATAAGTTTCATTTCCTCTTCTGCATTAACAAATCTTAAAACACCAACACTCCTTTCAACTTCACTCTTTCCAGCAAATATCTTTCTTTTGTAAATTTTTCTGGCTAAATGCATAGCCGCGTAATTCACAAGATATTTCGGCATCACTACAACTTCATTTGGCATAATTCCTTTCAAGAATTCATAAGTAATTTTATTATCAACCTTTCCGTCTGGCAAGTTTATAACTTCAGTATTCACTTTCATTCTTTCTGGAAACGTTCCACCAAATGGCTTCTTTCCCCAAGTAAATTCAAATGGTTCTGTGTCTATGTTCCTAAATTTTCTTGGAACATCATCAGCTTCATTTTCAAGTCCTTGAGGCAAAATTGTTATATTTGGCATAATTAATTGGCAAATTATTTAATACCACTTTGTGCTGGGTGGCAATCCAGCGACCTTTTCTGGGTTAATTCCAGATTTCTTTCCCTGACTCTACTCGCAAGGAAGTGTCGTTGTCAGGGAAAGTTAATCTAAAATCAAATTCTAAGTACTTTCGTCAGTAACGAATGGATACACCAGTTGAACTGTAGCTGTGGCTGCTGTAGTAACGGCATCTCGTAATACCGCACCATAAATCATATCACCAGCAGAATATCCGTCTCCAGCAAGTCCATCTGTTGTTTCTCTGCCGAGTAAAGCATTGTCAGAACTATTAGCGGCTATAGTAGCCTCACAAGTTCCTCTAACACAAGCCCACCCAAAGTCAGTAGTGGCATCAAGAGCAGACATTAAGACTGCTACAAATCCTATAGCATTTGCTGCTAATAGAGTTGTGACACCAAGCTCATCATAAGTTACCCAAGCGTTAATAATACCAGAAGCAACACCTTGGACATAAATATACTCATTGCCATTTACGTCAATGGCTCTTTGTCCTAAGGCATATATTTTACTGGTATCAATTTGACTTGTATCAGTACCTGCGATTTGAATTGCACCTGTTAATTCAGCCATAACTTTATGATTTTCCTGTCATATAGGAGTGGGTTCGACAAGAATCGGTTACTAACTCTGAATACTTAAGAAATTGTCCTACGGTAGCATCTTGGTTTGTTGGAATCTTTAATCCAGTCCAGCAGAAACCATTATAGTTTGACCTAGCTTGATATCCTGGAAAGTCAGGATAAGCCCAATTTGCCAAACCAATATGTCTTTCATTCAACCAGTAAAAACGACCAGAAGTACATTTTTCATCGGCTACAATAGGTCTTCCTCTGAAGAATAAAGCTGTATAGCCTAATTCTCCACCTTGACCTTTGGTAATTCCATCTTTGGAAACAGTACCATATTCTCTTCCAAGTCCTGGCAAAGGATTATTAAAACTAATAGTTCCCATAGCCAAACCTTCTATTGTTCCCCAAATTGCAGGAGTCGTTACTCCTAATGTTGGAGAATCAGAACCTACTTGAGCTGCATCAAAAGAAGCAGCAATTTCAGCTCTGGTAATAGCGTTTGAAGAGTCATCAAGATTAGAGACCCAAGTTGTATATGTACTTCTTAGAAGTCCTGCGTAAGTAGTAGTAGTAGCTCCATCATCAATAGCAGCATCAAGACCAGTAAGTTGTTTGCTAGAAGTTCCAGTTCCGTCGCTATATAATCCAGTTCCAAAAGTATCAGCCATATCATCAGAAACACTATTCATTTCAACAGTAAGTAAATCAAGAATTCTTTGTGAACCCTTGTTTATAGCTTGTTGAATTCCAGATACTCCGACTGACCAATATAGTTGTTTTGGAGAATATGTAGCTAAGACCCTAGTATTCTTCTGTCCAGTACTGAAAGTATCAAAACCTTTGTACCAACCTCCAGATGTTGAAGATTGAAACTTGATTGGAACACCTAAAAATGCTCCAGACACTTCAGAACCCCAAGCAGTTGCTGGTTTTTGGTTCTGTAAAAACCTCATTGCTAATACATTACCACCAAGAATAGTATCCGTTATTTTGGGTACTATGTACTCATACTTTCTGTTATCTCCTATTACTAGGAGTGTCGGACTTTATCTTTACCTTTCGGTATCCCGTGTAAAGTCTCTACACTTGCCCAGCCTTTCGGCTTGCTAGCACGGTATTGCCCCATTAGGGTTTCACCGTTTTAGCGGGATTTTTAAGAGTTTTTTATGAATATTTCTGTGACATTTTTTACAGAGAGTAATGCCATTACTTACAACAAATCTTAATTTCGGATACTTAATAAAAGTTTTCTTATGGTGTGCTTCTAAATAACCTCCTTGTTTGTAGCAAACTTGACAAGTATAATTATTTCTTTGAAAAACTGTTTTTCGCCAATTTTTATATTCTGTTGAACCGTGTATCTTATTATTTTTTGTTCCAATACCACCTTTCCAATTATAATGTTTCTTACCTGCTTGATAACCCTTTAATCCTTTATTCCACGATTTCATTCCTTTGAAAAATCTTCCTTCTTTTTTGTGAGTTTTCCTCTAATCAGATAATTTCTTTCTATGCCATTCTGGTAATCTCTTACCTTTTCGTGCTTTTACTGATGCCTCTATAGTTTTTGGCGATGGTTTTCTACCTTTCATCGCCATAACAATTTTTCTTTTATGTTCGTTGGTTAGTTTTCTTTTCATTTTTTAATTCTATACCGTAACCAACGACTCGTCAAGAACTCTTTTAGTGACCTACAAGTTACATTAACCAAGTCACAGTATCTACAATCGCACCGTATTCAGAAACTTTTACAGTAACACTCATATTTGTCTATCTCCTATTTTTAACTATTTTACTCCGAGTTTCGAAAGCCCTTCCCTTACCAACTCTGGTAAAGATTTTTTAGAAACATCAACTACAGTTTCGACTTCTGACTGAGGAACAACTCCTTCACGCTTTGACTGAGGAACTTTTGGCAATTCCTTTGGAACTTCTCCGATTTTATCGTAGAGTTCCTTAGCAACGTGCCAATTCACATTATCCTCTTTGTCAAGAACCCCGTATCTTTCAACTACTGATAGTAATTTCTTTTCGTCAAAATCACCATAAACAGTATGTAAATCTTCGAGGTCTTTGCGTAATTTTTGTTCATCTTGTTTTCCTTTCTCTACTTTCTCTATTTCTAACTTAGAAATAGTTGCTCTGATTTCTTCCTCTCTCTCAGTAACTTCAGTAGGTTTCTGGGCTTTGAGAGTGTCTAGTTCGGTTTTAAGTCGTAGAGCTTCTTTCGAAGACTCAACAAACTTAGTCTTGTAGTCAATCTCAGGCGTTCCCGTTCCAGGAGGAGTTACAGGCTCACCTTCTTCTGGTGATTCTGTTCCAGGAGGAGTTTGGGGGATTTCTTCTGTCATAATTTTTATACCCGTTCACTAAATTGTGAGTTTGGGTGTTAATTATTTTTTAAAATATTTACGACCTTTATTTTTATTTAGGTTTTGTAGGTTCTCCAGACGACATTTTGTCTCCAGCTTTTTGAATTTCATTCTGACCAGAAGGCATAGGTTGAACTTGACGACCTTGTTCTCCTTCTCCTTGCCCTTGTCCTTGATTCTTTATAGCAGCTTCTTCTGCTAATTGTCCAGTTCTCCACGCTTGTAATTTCTGAGCAGTTTCTTCTGGATTAGGAAACTTCAATCTTTGAAAAAGCGATACTGGGTCTAGTGCATTCATTCCCCATAATTCCAATGCTTCCTTTCTCTTTGAAAATTCATCTGTTGGCAATGTAGTTCCTGATTTGACAACTGCTTTAACTCCTTTCTCTATCATTTGTGATTCTAAATCTATAAATTGTAAACCACTTTCTCCATAATATTTAAAAGTCTTCTTAATAGTAAAGTTCATCTTCATAAATTGAAGACCCCAATTACCAAGTTCTGCTACACACCTTTCATATTCTCTAACCGCTAAATCAATTCTTCCAATGTCTGCTTGTTTTAATAATAGTCTTCCACCAAGAGTTTCTTGTTGTCCTCTCTCTCCTCTTGTAGTTGAGTGAGTTCCAAAGATATTATCAAATGCTCTTTCAGAAGATACTTTTAAGTTTTCAATATAAGCTGGAAGTGGAGGTGGAGGGTCTCTTCTCATTAAGTTAGGATTAGCAACTCCGTTTCCATAAACTATAAGACCAGGAGAATTAGTTAATTTTTCTCTGGCTTCTTCTTCAGTCATTACCTGACTATCAACTAGCCATTGCATATTACCAGTTTTAATTCCATTGTTTATTATTAATCTTCCAGAAACATTAACTATATCTTGAATTGGAATTGTTTGTTGAATTAAATCAGTTTCTCCAACTGGTTCATTTCCTAATCTGAAACAAGAGGCAATAATGTAAGGAATCTTTGGATAAGTAAAATGATTCTTTTCTTTATCTTCAAAATCATAAGTGGGATTTTTTCTTTTGTCAATAATCATTGTTCCTGCTTTCCAGAAGACCATTTTATCAGTCCAGACTTCCCAGATAGAATATAATCCACTTATCTTTTGATATTGAGCATCATCTTTTGCTTCTTCTCCCCTACTCTTAAGAAATTCTTTAAATTTATCTTCTCCAAAAACATCTTTAAATTCTTGTGCCGTAATATCAATTAACTCCATCATATACGGCAAAGTAGTTGTTACTTTTGGAAAATATAATCTTTTAGGTCTGACATATTTTACATTAAAATTATTTTCCTGAAAATCCCAATAAGGTTTCCAGACACCGAATCTATAAATAGCCATATGCCTCATTAGCATTTCTCCTTTCGTTTTAACATCAATAGTATCATAGAGAGATGATAAAACTTTCTGAATCTTATCAGCATATTTTACAGAGTCATCATTTTCATCTGGGGGTTCTACAACAAACTGAGGAGGGTTAGCTGTCATAATCGGCACTATTGTTTCTACTCCCATAAAAATCTGGTTCTGAACATAATTGGACATATCACTAGGAATCATATCCATTTTGGTTTGCTTTCCAAAGTAATAACTCTCATTCTCTTTCCAAACTCTTTCAAGTTCTCCGTGATATTGCGAACTCTCTACTTCCCAAGCATTACAAATGGTAAGTAAGTCCTTATCATCAGTTTTTTCATCAGGATTTTTATAAGCCTCCTGACTTATTTTTTCTTCGAAAATGGCTGGTGTAATATGTGGCATATTATTCTAGTCCTCTCTCTTTTACGTAATGTTTAATATCTTTAACCTCATAAGGTTTTAATAAACCTTGCTTGACTTTTAAGTTTAAATTAATTCTCCTTACATCTTTTAAATTCTCTTTTTTAATAACGCCTTTTTTAATAGTTTCTTTCCCTAAAGCTATTGGGTCGTTGCCATAAAATATTTTAAAAAGTTTTGAAGATGGTTGAAGTAGGTCGCATACTTTCTGACTCAGATAAATTCTCTTTCCACAACTCTCACACTCTCCACAAAACCATTTTCTATTATCCATCTTATGAAAAAAGAGTGCAAACTTTTCTCCACAGTCTCTACATTTTTCTGTAACAGAACTTTTCTGTGAAAATATTATTTCTGGTAATTTTTCTTTTTCCTTTAGTTTAAGTAATAACATATTAAGCTCCTGATTTCCAGCTTCCTTGAACTCTTCCAAATGTTTCTGAGATTGGAGGAGCTAAGCAAGGCATCGTATTATCTATAACTTCAAAGGATTTTATTTCTCCTTCTATTTTATCTTTTTTAACCATAACACTAATTGGTGAATATCTCATAATCATTTTAACACAATAAACACAAGCGTCAACAAAGTCATCGTTAGAGCCAGTAGGAAAGGTAGCTACCTCATCTATTAAGTCTTGATTTTTAAGATACACAGCTCCTTGTTCCCAATAATGAATTACAGACAAAGCTCTTGAATATTTATCAGTTGCTTGTTTTATTTTCTTTTGCTCTCCAGTATATCTTCCTAATGGAATCGCCTCAAGTGGAACTCTAAAACTACTATTGGTTTCGCATTTCTTCATTAAAACAGGGCGAATTATATTTGTCAATGCCCCTTCTTCAATTCCAAACCTAATTGGTTGAAATCTTTTTTGAACTGCAATAATTTTATCCACAGCTTCCCAGATTCCCCAATGCCCTCTTTCTGAATGCAACTCATAAATATTATTATCGTCTCCAACTCCTAAAACAACGATAGCAAAAAAGTCGCTGCTCTCTTTTGTACTAGTTGCTGGGTCTGCAGCAGCAAAAACTTTTACAATCTTTCCTGGAAGATTATCATATTTCTTAACCCATTCTGGTTTCCAGAGACAAGTATCAGAGCTAATAGGATTATTTTGATATTCAGCTTCAAAGGCATATGTTCCAATTTCTGCTTTTCTTTTTAATAAATCTTTTACTGGAAATCTATTCGCCCATAATGATTTTCCATTTTCCAATGCTTTATATCTTCGTGTTACCCAACCTTCAAACTGCTCTTTCTTTTCTATAAGTTCTGTTAATAGAGCTAGGGGATGAAGAATAGTTCCAATAACAATTAACTGTTGGTCTGTTTTAATTGTGTTAAGCAGAGAACCTAAGAACCATTCCTTGTGATATTTTCTTTGTTCCTCAGAACGAACTTGCTCCTCGTCTTCTAAGTCATCGCAAATAATACGAGTTGGTCTTAATCCACGAACCTGACACCCGCGACCTCTTGCTCTCATCTGTGAGAACACCAACCCATCTTGCTGAATAACAATATGGTCAGCAGTCCATCTCTTTGATTCCTTATCACCCCATTGAAGTAGAGTGCCAAAGTCATTTTTAATTCTCTCGTTATTTTCTAATTCTGTTTTAATCTTTCTCAACCAGTCTCCAGCTAAACTTGCTGATTTTGAAATTGTCAAAATATCTTCACCTCTGTTGAATAATAAGCAATGGAGTCCATAGATTAATTGAGTGATTGTTGACTTAGCAAAACCTCTAGGTGCGGCGATACACAATCTGTTCTCAGTTTGAAGAAGACCCATTATTTCCTTATGGAAAAGAGGAGATTGGTCTTCAAGAATATGAGGCAAATAATACTGAGCAAAGAAGAATACATCTCCTCTCGCCCTATCTCGTCTCGCTTTTCTTATCAAAGCGGACATTAAGAAATTATTTGTTTGTGTATCTGGCATTTATTTTATATCGATTTTATGTAGATTTTGAAAGAAATCTCTTATTTTTTTAGCACAATTAATGCAGAAAATATATTCAGCCACTTTTAATTGGTCTTGTCTTTGATGTTTTAAAAAACTAATAGTATTCTCTTGAATCTTGAAACTACCGTTCTCGTTAAAAGTGTCTTTTATTTCTTCTTTGCAACTATCGCAAAACATTTTAATCATAAGTTTAGATTTATTTTTTAACTATCTTTTCTTTATTCATCGATAATAACGTTTCTTTTAAGAGTGCCTTAAAGTCTTCTTTAGGCATACTCTCGAGTTGAACGTCAAGATTAAGATTCTTGTTTATAGTTTCTTCTGCTGGATATAATTTCTTTATCTTAGCAGCAGCATCCCACCATTTAAACCTTTTATCGTGGTCTGGAACAGTACTTTCAGTAGCCTCTCCTTGAAAGTTAGCAACAACATTCGCATTTAATCCTTCTTTTAACTTGTCAAACATAACGCTGTCAGTAATATTCTTCTGTTCCATCAACCTTTCTATCTCATTCTTTATCATTGGTTTATCTAGATTGATACTCCCAAGGACAGTACCCATATGTCTATCTTTGCAATTATAATTCTTAAGAGCTGCTTCAGTAGCATTTCCTTTGTTATCAACATAATCTTTGCAGAATCCTTTTTGTTTTAGAGAAAGTCTTTTGAGTTTTGGCATTTTATGGTTTGTTTAAATCATTTGTAGGATGAGGCAACTTCTCTTTATTTGCTTCTTCCTCCCGTATTCTTTGTTGGTCTAATTCAAGGTCTCGAGAAATCCAAGAAGAGATTTTAGGAGTTTTACTTTTAAGTTCCTTCTTCTCCGCCTTAATTGCAAACTTGTAGATACCTTCTAGGTATC